GGACAAGCAAGTGTCCAACGATGGGAGGCAGGGACGAAAAAACCTTTAAAAAGCCATCTTGTACTGATGGAGTTATATCGGGATATACCTGCAGTCAGAGAGTATTTAACTAAGGAGGATGTAAAATGATTAGTGAAGCAGAAGAATTAGTAAAGTCTGGATTAAGACATGGATGGAAGTTTGAATTATTATGTGAGGGCGAACACTTATGTAAGGATAATAAAAACTTTAAAGATATTACGGAACACATTAGAAGTGTTGATGCCGTAGTAGAATTGCACATGCAGAAAGAAGGCGAGAAAGACGATTGGGCAAACCTTGTAATGTTTAATGAAGCGGATGAGGAGATTGTCGATTGTTATGTTGGCGGATTTATAGATGCTTTTATTAATCGGGAGGAAAGCTAATGAGCGCAGTTAAGTTTTACCTTACGGCTTTATGGGGAGAAGAAGCCCGTGAAGCCGAGCAAGATCCTATCTTATACACCTTTAACTCTAAGGAAGAACGCGATGCTTTTTGCCAAGGAGCAAATGAGGCTGTAGGATGGCATGGAGCGGATTGGAAAAGACATGATGAGTACAAAACATTTAAAAAGTCGGAGTTCGCAAATTGGAGGGAGGAAAGCTAATGGTAGTAGAAGTAACTGTTGGAAATATTTGGGACAAAAGAATTAATAATTGTTTGCGCATGAGGAGAAAGTTTAGGAGCAAAAACTCATGGGGCTACTGCTTCTGGAACCAAACACTTGCCCAAGTATTAGCTAAAGCGCGTAGTGCAATGACAGTACATTAAAGATGAGCAAAGTAACAAAACATACGCGAGTAAGATCCTATGATGGTGCGGAGGGCAAAAGACGGCAAGTCTGGTGTCCAGAGTGTAGCGCACCATCATTAGTATATACGTTTAAGTGGCAGACAAGGGAGTGTCCTGAATGCCATACAACGACACCTAAGACCGATTGGGAAGTCTTAGGCTAACCAGAAAGGGAGAAAGACCATGACAAACAGAAAAAATATAAATTATAGAAAAGAATATTGGAGAAAAGCTTTAACTGAAAAAATTAGAGATTTTTTAGTTAGAGAGATAAATGTAAATAAAAACGTTGAAAGAGTAAAATTTGCAAATGAATTATTTGACCTAACTGTAACATTAGAAAATGAAAATAGAGATTTAAAAAATGAAAGTATATATCCCGTACGGACATTGAACAAAGTACGCACCTTGTACGGATTGAAAATGGAGGGGAGAAAGCAATAATGATGAAAGTTTGTTGGACGATACTTGGAGTATCATGGACATTGCACATTTTACTCTTTATCTACATACTAATGTGTGCAAGTATATAGGCATGAAGTTTTTTAAAAAACACAAAAAAAAGAAAGCGAGAAAGAAAATGGGATTAGAATTCTACATCTGTATAGCGCTAGGAAGCTTCCTAGTAGGCTTACTATCTTAAAATGTTAAAGGCTGATGGCTTCGATGAAGCGATTATAGGTATAGGCAACCGATGCGGTCAGCCAGACATTCTTGCATATGACGTAAATAAATGTATTAAAATTTTAATGGATCAGGGGATGACGGACGAGGAAGCCATAGATTATTTTGAGTTCAATGTAGTCGGAGCATGGGTAGGCGAGGAAACCCCTATTTTTGTGAGGGAGAGGCACGATGACGAAGGATGAGTTATTATTTGAGTGTATGGAGCAATCATTAGAAGAAGCCCGAATGTTTGCCCGACGGGGAGCAAAACCCGAAGATATAACAAAAGATTTATTCCCCGATAAAACTTCAAGAAGTTGGATTGTTACGGTAGCTTTAATGAGTTCGTGGTGGTATAAGCAGAGGTCGGCAGATGTCACAACACCTCCTCCCGAAAAGAGTGTATACTTCTCTAATGTATGAATATAATTGCACATTACGGCGCGTTGTGGACGGCGATACAATTGACGTGGACGTAGATCTGGGGTTCAAAGTTACCTTAGCTAATGAAAGAATTCGCCTGCAGGGAATAAACACCCCAGAGTCGCGCACCCGTAATTTAGAAGAGAAAGCTTTAGGCCTACAAGCAAAAGCCCGACTTAAAGAATTATTACCGAAAAAGTTTACTATACAGACGGTAAAGCAGAAGAAAGGAAAGTTCGGGAGGATATTAGCAATTCCGATAGTAGAAGGGCAAGACATCTGTGCAACATTAGTTAGCGAGGGTCATGCCAGAGAATATCATGGAGGAAAAAAAGAAGTTTGGACTCCTTGGACAGTTCCTACCGCTAGAAATATTTAATGTTCAATAAAAATAGCGTCTAACTCGTAACCCATAGCCTGCAGTAAAGACTCAATTTTATAAATGGATGGCTCCGAAATCTTTTTTCGTTCGTAATTTTCTATGGTAGACACACCAACTCCCGACTCTTCCGCTAACTGAACCCGAGACATTCCCGATTGATTACGCAAATCCAAAAGAATTTGTGCCCAGTGCTCTTGTTTTTTAGGAGGAAGATCTCCCATAAAAGATTTTTCCCCCCAACCTCGTTTGGGTGCGTCTGTCAAATCCTCTCTCTAATTAGGAGCTGTGCGACGAACATCAAACTGCTCTAGTATACCATTAAAGGTTTCTTCTTTACCTAAAAGAATACCTAACGTAGTGTATTGTAACTTGGACATGAGATAACACATCTCTTGTAAACCCATTTCATCATCACCGCCTCCTAACTCCAAAGCTAGACGAAATAGCAACACAACTTTATTACTATTATTATATTTTTTCTCGTTTGCTACAAAGTCTGAAAGCTTATCATAAAATTCATTAACGCCTTCGTAGGGATTTTCAACCATGTTATTCTCCTATTTTTTTTTGTAATTGTTTTAGTAGTGTAGCTTTTTTTAATCGACGGTCTAGTTCTATACCGACTTCTCTACCTTTTTTTTCTAATTCTATCTTACTCATTGTCTTTAAATCTTTCTTTGGTTTAGCTACAAATATTTTGTTGAACCATGTTACAAAACTTTCTGACATTATATTCTCCCTGGTTAAATTAAGTTAGCCAATCTTTTAAATCTTCCCCCATTACCCGACTGGCTATATCCATCTTACTACGCAAAGACTTAACAATTTTTTCATCAATTGTTTTTTCCGCTATAAGATCTATATAAGTAACGTGCTGTGTTTGGCCGATGCGGTGGCACCGGTCTTCTGACTGCATACGTACAGCTAAGTCAAAACTGTTTGCAAAATAAACAACGGTGTTGGCCTTGGTAAGAGTAATACCATATCCTCCTGTTTGCGGATTACCTATAAAGAAACGCGCATCTCCGTGCTGAAAATGCTCAATGGCTTTAGTGCGGTCTTCATCAGAGGTGTCCCCAAAGTACGTTACCGTGGACAGTGGCCCGTACACCTTTGTCAGTTCTGCATGAATTCTTTTTATATCATAACGAAAGCGCGACCAGATAATAACTTTCCCGGAAACATCTTCCAAGCATTGCATGAGTTCCGGCAGACGATTATCTTTTATCTCTACAATATCGCCTTCATCGGTTTTCGAATGTCCGGACAATACTTGCTGCAGACGGATTAGCTGTGTCATAACATTAGGAGCCGTCATAAACTCCGTGTCGCTAAGATACGATAAAGCATATTCTTTTATCTCCATATATATACGCGATTGATCGGGAGTCAGTTGAATATGCCGTTGGGTATATATTTTAGAAGGCAGATCCAAACATTCGGATTTCATAATACGAGAAGAAAATGTTTTTAAAAGTTCTGCTAAAGCCTCCAGGTTTCTATACCCTACTATTAAGTTAAAAGAATGCGCGCCCATCGTACGCTTTTTCATAATGGCGTAACGGTATTGGTATTGATAATAGTTGTCACCAACATCTCCTAATAAGGTAGGATCTAAGAAATTACATTGGGCCCATAAATCCATAGGCGATTGGGTAACCGGCGAACCGGTAAGAATTCTTTTGTATAAAGCGTGCCTTCCTATTTTTATAATAGCTTTGGTGCGTCGAGCCTTTGGACTTTTAATGGTAGTCGATTCGTCCACAGCAAACATAGCTTTTGATTTTTTTAATACCATCTCCAGGAACCGTGTACCTTTCACGGTGGACAATGCTTCTACATTCATAACTAAAATACGGAGGTTGCCGGCTACATTAGGAGATAGAAAAGACTCCAGTTGTTTTTTCTGTTCGCGTTTAGGAGTAGAAGACCACATAGCTGTATCGCGTTCAATACGGTCAGGAAGATGCGCAGGAATTTCAATCTGCGCCCAATTACGATACACACCTTTTGGCGCAACCACTACAAAGGTATCTATGTGACCTAATTCAAAGAGTATGCCGGCATTGTCTATGCAGACTTTAGATTTACCGGTGCCCATTTCCATAAAGTACGCCCAATTCAAAGCTTTCCATGACAGCTTTAAAACATCGGCCTGATGGTCAAAGGGTTTCGTCTTAAACTTATAAGACATATTTCTCACTTTCTATTAACAATTCTTATATATAAACAGAATAATTAGGAGAAGTCAAAAAAAATAGTTTACAAGTATATTTAATTAGATTAACGTGATTAAACGTAAACAAGAAAGAGAGAACTCAATGGCAAACAAAGTATTTGTAGCACAAGAAAACCCCCGCGTAGATATTATATCTGCAACGAAATGGGGAGAATTGATTCCTTTAGCAAATTTTAATGATCAGCTTCACCTTAATACAGGGCGATTAGTTGCGCAGATTAAGCGTAAACTTAAAACTTTTGATGATGACGATTGGCTATTGGCTATCGGGGACCCCGCTATAATAGGCGTTGCATTTGCCATTGCTAGTGATTTTAACTCTGGTAGAGTTAATATTCTAAAATGGGATAAAATAGAACGTATATATTATCCGGTAAGAATATCTATTCGAGGAGGAATCGAAGACCTTAACCTTTAACCTGAAGAGGATGTACTATAATGAGTGAAAAGAAAATCGATGTTTGGAGTGAGATTACAGCAGATGCAAATGCATTTAAGAATGTAACAACGGACGGAGGACAAGAACTAAGTCAATTAGTGAAATCAGCTTCCGATTTAATAAAAGACATCAAAGATAAAGAAGACGACCTCAAGCTTTTAAAAGCAAAAAAGCAACGGTATGAGTATGAATTAATCCCTGCAAAAATGGCTGAGATGGGCATAGATAAGTTAACGGTAGACGGTAATACTGTATCTTTAACTACCTTTGTTCAAGCTACCATGCCTAAAGATCCCATGGACAAAGAACGTGCCATAGGACATTTACGCGACATTGGCGCAGAAGATTTTATTAAAAACCAAGTACAAATTTCATTTGGTATTAATGAAGATAATTCCGCTCGTTCTTTGCAAGTAGAGCTTGAGAACAAAGGACACGACACTACGGCGCGTACATGGGTAGAACCATCGACTTTAAAGAAGTTGGTGCGTGAACGTGTGGAAGCTAATCAACCAATCGACCTAGAATTGTTTAAAGCATATGTAGGTCAAACAGCTAAAATAAAAGGGGAGAAATAATATGGCTGAAAAATTACCTGATCTAATAAAAGCCTTTGAGTCCGACGTAGGAAGCGGTTTTGAAGAAGTAACATCTTCTGATATTCAGATTCCTTTTTTAAGAATAATCCAAGCACTTAGTCCGCAACTAAAAAAGTCTGATGCGGGTTTTATAGAAGGTGCATCTTCTGGAGATATTTTTAATACTGTTACAAAGAAGACTTGGGAAGGAGAGAAAGGGGTAGCTGTTATACCTGTTTATTTCCAACTAAAATTTTTAGAATTTATTCCGCGTTCTCAGGGAGGTGGTTTTGTTTCAGAACTTTCTCCTTCTTCTGACGATGTACGTAAGGCCGTACGGGACACAGAATCAGGTCTAGAACTTTTAGAAAGTGGCAACGAATTAGTTCGTACCGCACAGCATTATGTAAAGATTGTTCATGAAGACGGCAATCTTGAGAACGCTATCATTGACATGAAAAAGACACAATTAAAAAAGTCTCGTCAATGGTTAAGCATAATGATGATGCAAAAGCATAACGGTAAAACATTACCATCGTTTGCTAATATGTATAAGTTAACATCTGTTGAGGATGGTAACGATAAAGGTTCTTGGAATTCATGGTCAATAAAACATGAAGGTCAAGTTTCTACAATGGAAGCTTATCAAGATGCAAAAGCTTTGCATTCAAGTGTGAGTAGCGGAGAATTAAAGCCCGCTCTTCCTATTGATACAGACGAAATTCCATTTTAGAGAGGATTGCCCCCATTGTCTCAAAAGATAGCGGGGGCATCTTTATACGTTATGCAAGAAAAAGCACAAAAATTTATAGAATTGTTTGCAGGTTTTAGTAGAGCTCATGGACAAACAGAGGTTATGGACTCTCAAAAAAATGGTAAGCAACAAGCGAAAAGCTTTATTGTTCGGGAACCGTTAACCGTTGATCTTGTACGCCTTCATCTAGAAGGGAAAAAAGGTGTAGGCAGTATACCAATCGATGAAAATAATCAATGCTTATTTGGAGCATTAGATATCGACGAATACGATTTAGACTTAGTAAAATTATTTAAGAAAATCAAACAGTTAAAGCTACCGTTGACCGTGTGCCGTTCTAAGTCAGGCGGTGCTCATTTATATATATTTTTAAGAGAGAAGGTCTCTGCTACAGAACTTAGAGATAGATTGTCAGAGTTTGCCTCTGCATTAGGCTATGGCCAATGCGAAATATTCCCTAAGCAAGAAGAAGTAATAGTGGAAAGAGGAGATGTAGGAAACTTTATAAATCTTCCTTATTTTAACGCTAAGTATACAACACGCTACGCTTTAAATAGTGAAGGCGATGATATAGGGTTTGACAAATTTTTAGCGAAGGCAGAAAAAAATAAAATTACATTAGAGAAATTAAGAGACTTACAGGTAGGCGTTAGTCAAAACCTTTTACCACAAGGCCCTCCTTGTCTACAACAACTGACAGAGTATGGAGTTCCAGAAGGTGGCCGTAATATGGTTATGCTTAATGTAGGGATGTTTTATAAGATGTCCAGTCCGGAAGCTTGGAAAGATTTATTAGAAAAGCATAATCAAGAGTATTGTAATCCTCCTCTACCGGCTAAAGAAATGGTAACCATACAAAACCAATTAGAGAAGAAAGAATATTATTATACCTGTAAGCAAGAACCTTTGCGGTCACATTGCAATAAGTCTATGTGCCGTTCTAGAAAATTTGGTATAGGAAGTGGCCAATCATTTCCTACCATCGGCGGACTCAGTGTGGTGGAATCGGAACCTCCTGTTTGGTTTATTGATGTGGATGGCGCACGGTTAGAATTAAGCACCCGGCAACTGCAGATGCAAGTAGACTTTCAACGTGCTTGTATGGAACAAATGTATAAAATGCCGGCGCGTATGAAAGACAATGAGTGGAGAGAAATGATCGATGTGTTATTGGAAACAGCCACACGTATAGCTGTACCAGAAGAGTTAACACAAAAAGGACAGTTCCAAGAACTTCTGGAGATGTTTTGTACAGCGCGTCTGCAGGCTAGAAGTCCGGAAGAGATTATTACCGGTAAGCCATGGACAGAGGAAGAGTATACGTATTTCAAGCTTAGTGCTCTCCAAGAGTTTTTAAAAAGACATAATTTTACGATCTATACCCGTGGTCAGATCACAGAAAGATTAAAAGAAATGAATAATGGCGGAACAGCCGACAAGCAGTTTCGTTTTAAAGATAATAAAGATAAGTGGCAGAGCGTACGGTGTTGGTTTATTCCTGAGATTAAAAAAGGTGAGGTGGATCTTCCGGCCGTTACTTTTAAACCGGATGAGGAAGCTCCTTTTTGAAAATAGAAAAAACAATATTAGGCCCTCCAGGTTGTGGTAAGACGCAAACAAATTCTAATCTTATTCAAGACTATATCCAAAGCGGTATAGAACCTCAGCGTATTGCTTGTGTGTCTTTTAGTAAGAAGGCGGCAAGAGAAAGTAAAGAACGTGTGTGCAAAGATTGGAATATCTTAGAAGAAGACTTGCCGTACTTTCGTACGCTACACTCCATGGCTTTTGGATCATTAGGGTTTAAAACTACCGATGTATTACGCGGTAAAGATATGAAAGAGATAGGTTATAAAGTAGGGCTAGACTTTGCGAGCAAGTCCACAGGTAAGGATACCGAAAGTGATTTTGAATGGATAGGGAATCAAAAAGGAGATGAGTACTTAAAAATTTATCAATTGTCCCGGAGCCGTTTAAAATCTTTGGAAGAAGTCTTTCAGGAGGAAGGGAACTACAATCTAATTTATTCTGAGTTAACGCGTTTGGTGGAGGCTTATGAGAACTATAAAAAAGTTAAAGGAAAAGTTGACTTTACGGATATGATAGAGCGGTTTATTGCGGAAGACCAATGTCCAGACATAGAAGCTTTAATAGTAGATGAAGCGCAAGACTTATCAACATTGCAGTGGAAGATGATTGATACTATTAGACAATCTCCTAACATACAGATATTTACCGGTGACGATGATCAGGCAATTATGAACTTTCAAGGAGCGGACGTACAAGCTTTTTTATCGGCAACCAAAGAAAAAGAAGTGTTAAATCAATCGTATCGTATTCCTGAAACGGTATGGGAACAAGCACAGCAGATAGTCACACGAATTGATGAGCGTGCTCCCAAAGAATGGCATCCTAAAAAAGAGAAGGGTTCTATCTCTTACCACAACTCATTAGAAGAAGTGCCGATTGAGACAGGAGAGTGGACTATATTAGCTTCTACTAATAGGCTGTTAGATCGGTATGCTTTGCAATTGCGGGAAGAAGGATGGATTTATAGTAGGCATGACCACCCAAGTGTACCAAGAAAATTGTATGATGCTATTTTATCGTGGGAATCTTTGTCAAAGGGCGAAGAGATTACCGTGAGTCAGGTAAGAAATATATACGACCACATGGTTGCTAATGAAGGATTTAAAAAAGGATTTGGTGGTAGGTCTAGAAAGTTTTTAGAATTACCTGCAGATATTTTAATACGCATGGATTATCTCAGAGATTACTTAGGGTTGTTGGTTGATGGATCCAAACGATGGCATCAGGTGTTGGGCAAAGTTGGTCTTAACACACAAAACTATTTATTAAACGCTTTAAAACGTGGAGATAATGTTAAAAGTCCTAGAATAAAATTAAGCACTATTCACTCAATGAAAGGTGGAGAGAG